CTAAACTTCTTAGTACAACAGTAGATGCCGAAGAAAGGCAACTGGCTGCGTATGATAGAAAAATCCAACAGCTAATTGCAGATGATGATATGTACGAATTGCCTAAATGGCAAGAAGCTCGTAGAGTCAAGGCAAAAGAGATACAGGAAACTAAGTCTAAAGCTAATCAACTTGAGAAAGAATCTCAACAAGAGCAACAAATGACTTACGATGCTAATCTTCAGGCTTATAAGGAACAAGCAGTGGAACAACTAAACAGTACAATTCCGGGTTGGGAGAAATCTTACGATGAAGTTGTAAATTGGGCTGTAAAAGACTTAGGTCTTCCAGACTTTGCTGACGTAGTTGATCCATCCGTAATTGCACTTATGTACGATTACAAAACTCTTAAAGATGGTCAAAAATCTGCCGTTACTAAACGGAAGAAGGCTCCTGTTAAAAGTGTTAAGGCTAAAAAATCTGTTGACAAAAATGCAAAGGTTAAAGAAAAAGCTGACAACCTTCGTAAGAAGGTGTTACAAGGTGGGGCTACCGAAAACCAACAAGATGAATTTCTTGGAAGCATGGTAGATCAAATCTTAAACTAAAAACTTTTTCTTTTAAATTTAATATTTTTATGGAGAAATTGTAAATGGCAATTTTTAAAACAGAGGATACGAAGGGTAAAAAGGAAGACCTCGCATCTTTTATCTCGATGATTACAAGGGACGAAACACCGTTCTTATCATCAATTGGAACCAAGAAGGCAACTTCTGTGTATCACGAATGGCAGACCGACTCCCTAGCAGCACCTGTCGCTAACGCAAAAGCTGAAGGTCTAGACTTCTCAGCGGCTGATACACCAACGTCTACAACTAGACTTGGTAACTACTCTCAAATTCTTATCAAAGAGATTAAAATCTCAAAGACTTTGGATTCAGTTTCTAAGGCAGGTCGTAATTCTGAATTTGCTTACCAAATGAAGAAGAAAGGTACTGAACTTAAGCGTGACTTAGAGCATGCACTAGTAGGTACTAGACAAATCACTAATGGATCAGGAACAGCTGATACAGTTGGTGACAACACTGGTCGTAACATGGGTGGATACCAATCTTGGATTCCTAAAGAAAACAACTGGGATGCCTCTGCAGGCACACCAGCGTTCCAAGCTGCAGCTGGAGGTGATGGTAAAACAGCACACACAGCAGGTACAGCAGGAACACACACATTAGCGTTAACTGACGTTGATGAAGTAATGCAGAGAGTTTACGAAGAAGGTGGAAAGGCAACAGTAATGATGATGTCTCCAAGCAATAAGCGTTCATTCTCAACACTAGCACAAGGTGCTGGCAACACAAGACGTAACCTTGACGAAAAAGGATCAATCAGACAATCTGTTGAGCTTTATGAGTCAGATTTCGGTGTTGTTAAGGTAGTCCCTAACTACATTCAGGGTCTAGCCAATGGCTTGGACATTTCTGATGGAGTTGGTGGTGCTACTGACGTTTTAGTCTATGACCCAAGCTGGTGGTCAATGGCTAACTTGCGTGCGCTACAAACAGCTGATGTAGGTCAGAAAGGTGACTCTACTGTAGGTATGATTGTAGAAGAGACTACTCTTGAGTGCCGCAACCCACATGGTTCTGCAATGATTTCAGGACTAGGCGTATTAGTTGCTTAATTATAAGTAATTAAATACCATTAAGGGGGTCCTTATGGATCCCCTTTTTTTTATTCAATGGAGGTAATATGGAATCTATTAAATATAACTATAATCAAACTGGTAAATTTAAAGCTGAACAAGATGTAAGTGATTATCTAAGGTATGCTCAAGAGTCTAGATCTATGAGTAGTACTTTTGATAATAGAAAAAGCAACTATCGTAGTTTAGCAATAGTTCCAGATATAGTAGCTATAGATATACTTAATAGGTTTGGATATGACATACATAATAATGATAATGATCAGCATGTCTTAACTAAAATAGCAGATATAATAAAACAATACTACCCTAATTTATTAACAAGTAGTATGATTAACAGTGTAAGGAGATAATATGGCATCGATACAAGACCAAGTTAGCTTAAGAAGTGGTATTACTAGTTGGCTTAATAGGTCGGACTTGACTGACAGTGAGCTAGATCAATTTATTGAAATAGCAGAAGCTAGGTTGTATGAAGAGCTTAGGGTTCCAACTTTAGAAACAACTGAGGCTTATTCTGTAGCAGTTTCTAACTCCAGTATAGCTATACCTGCTGGTTTTATTGAAATAATAGAATTAAAACATTTAAAAGGTGGAACTTGTAGTGTTAGTCCGACTACTAATACAACTAGGGCTTTGTGTACAGCTGCGTCAGGTACTTGGACAGACAGTGACAAGGACGATGATATAGTTTTAAAAAGAATTGACTCTAGAGTGTTCTCTAATAACAAAATAAGAAACGCTTATACTAGAGAATTGACAAGTTTCTTGTTAACAGATAACGAAGGTGAACAAAAAGCATCTGGTGAATATACAATCAAATATTACAAAGCTGAAGACCCAATAGGAACTTACTCGACAACTACTACTGCAGGGTCTGCTGGTTTTACTGTTGGAAAGTACTATAAAATTGCTACTGTAGGAAATACAGACTTTACAGCAATAGGTGCTTCTGGTAATACTGTTGGTGTTATATTTAAAGCCACAGGTGTAGGATCAGGAACTGGAACTGCATATGTAGAAACAGTTCCTTGGATTTTAGGTACAGAGTATGAAACTATACTTTATGCAGCCTGTACAGTAGGATCTACATTTATTGGTGATGTAGAGATGGAGCAAAAATTTAATGACTTAACATCAAGAAAAGTAATGGCGTTAAACGATAAAGAAAAAAGAGCAGACTTAAAAGGTGGTATTTTTACTAGCACTTTTAGTTCTTTCTCAATTTAGGAGACATTATGGCAAGAAATTCATTTTATTCTGGAGACGCTGGTGCTGACGTAACAATTGATAATTCTGTTGCACAAGCTCAACTTGCTGAAAACAATGCTGCTGCTTCCGCAACGGCTGCTGCCAGTAGTGCCACTGGTGCTGCTTCAAGTGCTAGTGCTGCTGCTGCAAGCGCAACTGCATCAGCGGCATCTTACGACTCATTTGACGATAGATATTTAGGAGCTAAATCATCTGCCCCTTCTACAGATAATAATGGCGATGCTTTAGTGGCTGGGGCATTATATTGGAATACTAGTTCTGACCAGATGTTTGTTCGAGAAGGTTCTTCTTGGATAGCGATCAAACCTACATCAACCGAACAAGGACATATCAATACTGTATCTGGCATTCAAGCTAATGTTACTACAGTAGCAGGTATATCAAGTGACGTTACAACTGTTGCTGGTATATCAAGTGATGTTGCAGCAGTAGAAAATATTGCAGCCAATGTTACAACAGTTGCAGGTATATCTAGTAATGTAACTAGTGTTGCAGGTAATGCTTCTAACATTACAGCAGTAGCAGGTAACAATTCTAATATTACAGCAGTAGCAGGCAATGCAACAAACATTAATGCGGTTGCTGCAGATGCTACGGATATAGGAGTTGTTGCAGGTAAAGCTACAGAGATTGGTCGATTAGGTACTGCTGATGCGGTAGCTGACATGGCAATACTTGGTACAACAGACGTTGTAGCAGATATGAATACTTTAGCTACAGCAGACATTGTAGCTGATATGAATACACTAGCTACTTCTGACATAGTAGCTGATATGGCAATATTAGGTGCTACAGGTGTTGTAGATGATTTAGAAAGCGCAGCTAATAACTCAAGCAATATTAGTTCTGTTGCAAACAATAGTAGTAACATTAATACTGTTGCAGGTAACAATACAAACATTAATACTGTTGCTGGTAATAATGCAAACATAAATACCGTAGCATCAAATATAACTGGTGTTAATAGTTTTGCAGACAGGTGGCGAGTAGCAAGTTCAGCACCTACATCTTCTTTAGATGAGGGCGACTTATATTACAACACTACTAATAATACAGTATATTATTATAACGGTTCTGCTTGGGCAGCTATACAAAGCTATTCAGTACAAGACGGACAGTTATCACAAAACAATTTTACTAACGCAGACCACAGCAAATTAGACGCTATTGAAGCAAACGCTACAGCCGATCAAACTAATGCTGAAATTAAAACAGCTGTTGAAGCTGGCTCAGACATAGCGTTAGCAGGTAATCCTACAACGACTACACAAAGTGCTAATAACAATTCAACTAGAATTGCTACGACTGCTTATACAGATGCAGCTATTGCAGCTTTATCTGATTCAGCACCGTCAACACTTAACACGCTAAACGAATTAGCTGCAGCATTAGGTGATGATGCTAACTATGCAACAACTACAACTAATGCTATTGCTGCTAAATTACCTCTTGCAGGAGGTACGTTAACAGGAGCATTAACACTAAGCGGTAATCCTACAGCAACAAATCATGCTGCAAATAAAGCATATGTTGATACACAGGTTGCAGCAGTACCAGACGCAGTTGCTATGGCAATTGCTCTTGGATAACATAGGAAATAGAAATGGCAAATACATTCAAATTAAAAACAAAAGCTAACGTAGACGCTTCATTAGCAACCGTATATACAGTGCCGGGTTCAACTACAACTGTTATTATCGGCTTAACTATTGCTAATGTTAAAGGTGCTTCTATTACAGCTGATGCACAAATAGTAACGGCTTCTTCTTCAGGAGAAAATGCAGATGATGTATATGTCGTTAAGGCTGTACCGTTACCAGCAGGATCGTCAATAGAGATTATGGCAGGTAATAAAATTATATTAGAAGCTGGAGACGTAGTTAAGGTTGGAGGCTCTACAACAAATTGTTTAGACGCTATACTTAGCATTATGGAAATTACATAGGAGATATACAATGCCTTATTTAGGAAAACAACCAGCAAGCGTACCCGTTACAGCTGACGATATCCCTAACGATAGTATTACTACTGCTAAGATTGTAGACGCAGCCATAACAATAGCTGACATTGGACCTAATGCAGTAGGCAGTTCTGAAATGGCTGATGATGCAGTTGGTCTTAACGAATTAAGTGCAACAGGCACAACTAATACTTCTACATTTCTTAGAGGTGACAACTCATGGGCTGTACCACCAACAACAGATATATCAGGTAAGTTAAGCTTATCTGGTGGTGCTATGACTGGTGCTATTACTACTAATTCTACTTTTGATGGTGTTGACATTGCCACAAGAGATGCTGTACTTACAAGCACAACAACAACTGCTAATGCTGCCTTACCTAAAGCTGGTGGCACTATGACAGG